GAAACGCGTAATATCCGTTTTATGTGGGGAGGGTCTGAGGATCCTCCCCACATTCGCATAGAAAGATTGCACATGCCTTACAATCCCGCTGTGAATGCTGGACCTGTAGACTACGATTACGGAATTGACTTTGATTATTCCGTATGGACTGAGGATACGGTTATCACGCTTTGTAATGTGCGCTGGGATTCCGCATATCGTGACGTTGTTGATTTCCGCTCACGCGCGAATCTCAACACGTTCATCGATAATATTCCTGGGAAGCTTGACCTGAATAATTATTCCATTCTCAAGCCTTTTGAGGATGCAACAATCGACCTCCCGCACAATGTCGCCTCACGCTTTAACTACATTCGCGTCTCTAACCCTGCACAACCCGTCGGCCCTCCAGGACACCCGGATATTCAGAAAGATTTCTACTACTTCATTACGGGCGTGACATATGAGTCCCCGGACGCCACACGGTTGACTTTACAGCTTGATGTCTATCAGACGTACATTTATGATGTTTCGTTCGGAGAATGCTACATCGAGCGTGGGCATGTTGCCATTGCTAATGCAAACAATTTTCAGGACTACGGAAGACGCTACCTTACCGTACCCGAGGGGCTCGATATTGGGGGCGAATACCAGGTTATCGCAACCGCTCAGCAACGTGTCATGGGATACGACATCATTGACAACGGTTCAGGGGGAGTAAGTTTCATTGACGATACCTGTGTAATTATTGTCACCACGCAGGATATTACAGCGGCTCCCGGAAATAAGGATGAGCCAAATAGGGCAACCGCTAAGGGAACATTCTTTCAGGGAATTGCCAACGGAGCGGCATATTGGGGTTTCAAGAATCAAAGTGAATTCCGTATTTGGATGAGTGAAATTTCGGAGACGCCGTGGATTGGAGAGTCTGTTATAGCGGCATTCATGGCCCCAAATCTTGAGCGATACTATCCAGATTTCCATTGGAATGACACAGGGTACACAGACCTAAATGGATATATGGCACTCCCATTCAAGCGAGATCTATTCACAGCATGGCGTGATAGTGAGAACATTCTCAACGACATCCCTGAAAAGTATCGCCATTTGAAAAAGTTTCTCACGTTCCCATATATGCTAATTGAGCTTACAACGTGGACAGGAACCCCTATCGTTCTCAAGCCGGAGCTTTGGCAGAACCCTAATGCTCGAATTGTGGAACGCGCCTCTATGGCACTTCCTGGACAGCGCATTGAATTTCACGCTCAGTCATACAACGCTCATCCAGGAACTACCCCTTCGAATTGGGGGAATCTGACGAACGACATTATTTCACGCCTGCCTGCAAGCGTGCAGGATCGTTATATTGAGACTGGTGACGACCAGGGGGATTACTGGGATCACGCGACGAAGATTGTCAATCTTCCCAGTGTAATTATGGTAAATGATGCCGCAACGTCATACATTGCAGCCAATCGCAATCAGCTTGCATATGCTCGCGAATCAGCTAATTGGGATCAGAGTCGAGCACTTGCGTCTAATAACCTTTCATTCGATAATGCCTCCACGGGAATGGAGTTGAATTCTCGACTTAATCAGATTGGTGTAGATGCTGCGCTTTTGCAGACTGGAAATGTTAATCGTACCCAAGTTGCAACCCAGGTAGCAGGAGGGATCGGATCTGTTACTAGCGGCCTTGTAGGCGGAGGTTCCGGACTACAGAACATTGGTATTGGTGCAGTATCGGCGGGGCTTGCGCAGGGTGCCGCAGCGGTGCAAACAGGCATTGAAATTGCGGCACGCGATGAGGCTACAGCTATCAGCAACATGTCTTCACAGCGCAGCACGCGCGCGCAGAATAATGCGACAGGAGAAATTCGCGACAGAAACAAGAATCTTGCCGATTGGGCAGCTCGCGGCGATAATCAGAACAAGATTGCAGGCATTAATGCGAAGGTCAACGACGCCCGCATGATTCCTCCCACAACGAGCGGTCAAATGGGTGGTGAGACGATCAATCTTACAGATAACACGGTTCGCATTGTTGCTAGATGGAAGCTCGTCGACTCTGCCAACATCGTTCGTATCGGAGATTTCTGGAACCGTTTCGGTTACGCTGTAAATCAATTCTACATGCTTACCGATCAGCTTGTTATGCAGAAAGCCACATATTGGAAGATGACGCAGTGCTATCTTGTGACAGGGCCGATGCCCGAGATTTTCAAGGATGCATTGCGAGGCGTGTTCGAGAAGGGTGTTACGGTGTATGCTAACCCTAACGACATTGGAACAATGGATTTCAGTAACAATCCCGCAAAGGCAGGAATTACGCTGTGAGCACGAATAAGATTGCAAACGCCGCTGACGGTCTTTACGATCAGCATCTTTCCGGAACCATTTTCCACGGCTACTTCCGCGGAAAGCCTGCTAACGATAGGCAGATTCTTTTTGAGCGAATGTATATGCGTTTGCTTACAGAGCTTTCTGCCAACCGTTTCAAGTGGATTGGTTTGCCGAAGGAGATTCCTGTTCGTTTCGTCGAAATGAACATGTTCCGCAGCGCATTTCAGCTGTTCTATCATGACGGGCGCATTGACAAGTATGTTGTAGCTCGTGCGGCACGTTCCGGAAACATTGATATGTACGATGATCCCGTGTCGTGGAACACCGCAGCGCGCAACTATCCGAACGTGGAAGTTTCCGCCCTCAAGTCGTTGCCAATCAAGAACACATCTTTTGTCATCGGGCAGGGCGTGCCCATTTGGGCGAACTATATGCGCGTTCCTGATATGGATATCGTCATGACGTATTCGTACCGTCTCGCCATTCTGGATCGCACCATTGAAATCAATAGTGAGAATGCCCGACAGAATAAGGTGATTCCGACAACGCGCCGCCTACAGATGACACATTCAAATATCGCTCGTGAGGTTGCCAACGGTAATAATACGATTGAGGTTAAAGCATCTCTTGCCGATCTCGAATTCATTAAAGCTATCGATCTTGCCATTGACAGCCACCTGTTGGATTCTTTGCAGACTCTTCGCGCTAAGACATGGTCGGAATGCATGGGCCTGTTGGGAATTGACAATGCGAATCAGGAGAAAAAGGAACGGCTTGTTGAGGCTGAGGTAGGGGCGAATGACGATCAGTCCAGCCTCATGCGTTACGTGAACCTGAATGCGCGACGTGAGGCGTGCGAAAAGATCAACCGCATTTACGGCCTGAATGTGTGGGTTGACTACAACACGGAAATCGACAAGCTGATCGGTCTTCCCGAGTATGCCCGCGTAGCTCTCGAAGAGGCAGGGTTTACGGTCAAGGATGAGACTATCGAAGAGGATGACAATTCTCAGAATGAGGTAGACGACAATGAGTAGTTTTACGATGCTCACAAGGGACGCTATTAAGCGTCTCGGTGCAACGTCAACGTTTGCTACGGACGGACGCATTGATGTTGTAGGAAATATTGGGCTCACTAATTACCCTATTTTTGATGAGGGTCATAGGCGCGAGTTGAATTCCAAAATTCTTCGTCGCTATTGGATGCAGGAAATTGGAATGGAAACGGCGGAATTGTGGAAATTTGAGATGGAAACTCTCATGATCGAAACAATGCCTTACTACAATGAGCTGTACAAATCACAGCTTATTGAATTCAACCCTCTGCACACTGTTGATATCAAGAATACTGGGCAGAGCGAATCCAACCATAACGCGACAACGGAATCCGACTCTGATTCCGACGCAACCAATGGTTCCAAAAGTAGGGCTGTAAATTCCAATTTCCCGCAGGCCCCCCTCCGTCGAAATGCCGACTATGCCTCTAATGGTGCTGATAGCATGTCGGAGACTTCCAGCGTCCAGCACACCGACGCCACGAGTACGGCGACGGGGAGTGACACGGGGGAGACGGAATCGAGTACGGTGGGATATCAGGGGATCCCGGCAGACTTGATTGTTGCGTTTAGACAGTCTATTATCAACATTGATAGCACAGTCGTGGACAGTCTGGACGAACTTTTTATGGGCATCTTCCACAATGGAAGTGCTTTTGGCGATGCAAGCACATATGAAAGGTATGGCATCTAATGAGTACGATCATGCCGCTTTGGCCTACGAACAACTACAATCGTGGGCCTATTTCTCAGATTCAGCCGTTCACCTACCAGGACGATGTTACATACCTGGATATTCTGTATCTGCTCAGGGACTACATTAAGGACATTGTTGTCCCGCAACTGAATCATCTTTCTGAGGAGGTTGATGCGGCTATCGACGCGTTGATTTCTGAGGTTGAGGCGCAGCTTGCAGCTCAAAATGCTCAAATTTCATCTCAGCTTCAGGCGCAGAATCAGCATGTGACCGATCAACTCGCGGCTCAGGACCTTGACGTTGCCGATAAGATTGCGCAAATGATTACTTACGTGAACGATGCTGTTGCATCGATCATTAACAGTAGCGTAGAGGTTCAAGATCCCGTCATGGCGGGAATCATTTCGGGGACAAGCTCACAAAGTCGCGGGATTCTCGATACTCTTTATGGTCCGCTAACAAATGGAATTCACGGCGGTTATGTGAATGCAAAAGACTACGGTCTTAAGGACACTAACGCAGATAATTCCGCAGCCATTCAGGCGGCGGCCGATGTCGCCCGGGATAGTAATCGAATTCTCTACATTCCTAGTGGCACCTATAAGCTGACCCAAAGTGTTAATATCTACACTTCCGTAGAGTGTCGCGGAATTATCACTATTGACGCAAATTCTGCCGGTAGAATTTTCATTGCCCGAAAGAATGCTTCCCAGGTTATTGACCCCAATAGTGTTGCGGGTCTTACGGCGGGGTCTACTAAGATTGATGGAACGCCTAAAAATGGGAATGTTTCAATCGTTTCCAATGATGCTCTTATTACTCGCTACGGGGTTGCTCAGACTTATACTAAGAATGAGCAGCTGAGAGTTCTCAACGACGGCAGCGTTTTCATGCCGGTAGAATTCACATACAATCTCGCTGCAATTACAGCTATGACGTTCTATCCTAGAGAAGACAAGCGGACTATCAACAATCTGCAAATCAGCGTGATTGGAACTTCCGGTACTGCCACTCGATTCCTGTACGTTAATGGAAACGATATTGAATTTAATGGTCTTCGTGTCTACAACAACTCATCCATTACGATTGATGTTGGGGTTTTCGTCGGGGACTCGGATACTGTAACGTTCAATGAGGCCGACGTGCGCGGATTCAACCTTGCGGGTGGAGGATATGGATTCCTGTTGGAGAGAACCCTCAATACGGTTTTCAATAATTGCAATATCGGAGCATGCCGACACCCTATTGCGGGGCGGCACAATCATCTTGTTACCGTGAATGGTGGGGTGCTACATGGCGGTTTTGACTCTCACTGGTGTGTAGGAATCTATCTCAACAACGTAACCTCATACACTAATGTTTATTCCGGCGTTATCGACCACGTGCTTGTAGCAGGATCCGGGGACGTTGTTGTAAATGGTGGAAAATTCTACGGCGGACGCCAGCTTGTCAGTCTCCGCAATGATACTCCTACGCTGAACGGAACCGTTACCGTACGGGATGCGGAATGGTGGCCGTCTGCGGCTATTACCGGTGAGGCAACCAATACTAGGGCCGTTGTTGGTAATGGTCTTACATATGATGGGTGGGTGGGTCACAATTTCAACATGGTGCTCTCTCTGCCCGATGTGGCGATTACGAATACGAAGATTCACGCTACGGGCCTTGACGTCTGTTTGTATCTGATTCCAGATATGAGGCAGGATCGAACGCACCCTAAGAATGTGCGATTTGCTAACAATCAGCTTTTGGACATTCTCACTAGCGTTTTTTATGGTCTACGCTACATGGACAGCGGAACCGGGCAACCGTCAAATTGCAAGGTTATTATTGACGGTGGACAGCATTCTACCGTTGGTAACATGATTGAATTGCAGCAGCCCGCTGGTGTAGGCGCTCCTGTGATTGCATGGGATATTAATATCAGCAACTACCCATTTGTGGGAATGCGATTCTCTGAGCTTGTCAATCTGAAGATTAGAATTCGTGACAGTGTTCTCAAGTCTATCAATAGAATTGCTGGGACTCTTGCCACGTTCGCGGGAAACATCATCGTCGAGAATTGCAGCGTTGACAGTCTATTTCTTAACGGAGACTTTGTTATCGATTTCATGAATAACGTTTGGTCGGGTAACGCTACAGTAGGAGGGGGAAGCCCTAATATGGATGCGCATGTAAAGTCTCTGAGTAACAATCTTTTCCTGCTAACATCTAACGGAACACCTACCCAGGCAAACGGCTATAAAAACGCCACCTACTATAAGTGACATGATAAGATGGGCGGCAGTACAATATTGCCGCCCATCTTATCTATGTAAAGGATCCTCATGGCGATTCCCGATTCTCTCACGTCAACAACTCGTGACGGCGAGATGGTCACTCTCAACCACACCCAGCTAACACGCGCAATGGTCATTATCGACACGGCTAACACGGTGGGTGGACTGGGAGATAAGGGCAAGACTTGCGCACTTATGACGGCATTGACGGAATCCACGCTCAGAATCTTGTCTAACGTCGCAGCATATCCCGAGTCTGCCGATTACCCCAACGATGGGGACGGCAGCGACCATGACAGCTTAGGACTCTTCCAGCAGCGTCCAGAATCGGGCTGGGGGACTGTCGCGGAAATCATGGATGCTGTGTATAGTGCACGCGCGTTCTATGGTGGCCCTACCGGCCCTAACTATCCGTCGCCGTCTGGCGTGTTGGATATTGACGGCTGGCAGACCATGGATAACGGCGTTGTTTGCCAATCTGTGCAAGTGTCCGCATTTCCGGACAGGTATTCAAACTTTGAACCGGTAGCTATTGATATTCTCAGTGTTCTCGGCGGCGGAACTCCCGGAGGAGGAGACGAATTGGCAAATCTCAAGTATATCAAAAAGCTCGGAAATCAGCTTGTCGTTGTAGATGCAGCAGGCAAGCAGCGGCTTGCGTATCCTGTCGGGGCTACAATGTGGTGGATGGGCGCAGGCGGTAGCGGTCCCGGCCCTGGCACAGGTTCGTTTGCATGGCCGTTCGACCCCTCTACCGTGTCGGATGAATACGGCCCCCGCACGGGGGGCGTAGGAACCTTCCATGAGGGCATCGATTTCGGTGTCGGCTGTGAGACATCCATCCCGAGTATCGCGAACGGTACAGGATCCGAAAACTACTATCATGCCAATTTCGGCAACATGCTCATCATCGATCACGGTGTGCTGGATCACGGAACCTACAACGGAAAGCAGGTTAGATCTCTCTATGCTCACCAGTCCGTGCCCTCGCCTATCGCCGTCGGCGCGAGCGTGACAAAGGGCCAGATTATTGGTAGTGTAGGAGACACGGGCGCATCATTCGGCTGTCACCTGCATATGGAAGTTCATATCACGGATCCTGGAGGTTCAATCGTGTGGAATACAAACGATGACGGCGGATATCGTACCGCAGTGAATCCACGACCCTTCCTCGATGAGTATTCGGTGTAATATGCCTATCAGCAGATCTAGTTACTACAGCTTCAATCGTCTCCTGTCCTACAACGCCGTTTACAATTTCGTGCTCGGCGGGCGCGGAATTGGAAAATCTTACGGATCAATCAAAAAGGCTCTCAACGATGCTATTCGCAAGGGACACGAATTCATCTATATTCGTCGGTACATTGACGAATTGAAAACCGCTAAAGCAACGTTCTTTGAGGCCGTGAAAGTTGAATTTCCTAAGCATGAATTCCGTGTTAATGGATGGTTCGCGGAAGTTGCTGATGCGCTCCCCACTGGATTTGATAAACTTGCCCCGTCAAAGCAAAAGGAAATTCTTAAGGCGCGTGAATGGCGCGTCATCGGCTATTTCATTGCGCTCACTCAGGCTCAGCGGATGAAAAGCGTTTCATTTCCTCGCGTCCGTAAAATGATCTTCGATGAGTTCATTCTAGAAAAGGGTCTTACTCGCTACATTCCCAAAGAGTACGAAGTGTTTAACTCTCTCTATGAAACTGTTGATCGGAAGCGGGAAGAAACCGTTGCAATCTTTATTGCCAACTCGGTAACAATCGACAACCCCTATTTCGTTCACTACGGGATTGAGCCCGATTCTGCGAACAACGAAATCATCGTATTGTTCAGCGGATTTATGGTTGTGCATTTTCCCGAATCGGCAGACTATCAAGCGGAAGCGCGTAAAACCCGTCACGGACGATTCCTCATGGAGACCGATCCTGAATATGCAGACTATGCAACAGGAAACAAGTTCCGCGATAACACGCAACTCATGGTAGAGGGTAAGTCGTATAAGGCAGATTGTCTCTACATTCTTGAGACAGAAAAGGGCACGTTCTCGGTATGGAATAAGCTCGGCTCGCCTGTCTTCTACATTGACAGTCGGCAGCCGACAAACACCCCCTTCTACACTATGGTCCCCTATCGGATGGGGCCAGGTAAGATCTTCCTTGACGTGAATAACCGCATGTTTACGATTCTTCGTAGCGCGTGGGCGCGTGATGAGGTAAGGTTCGATAAACCGGCTACCCGAGTCGCGTTTATGGAAGTATTTCACAGATAGAAAAGTGAACATGGAAGAAAAAACCCCTACCCGCCCTATCGGCATCTATATGTCTCTGGAGAAGATTCTAGAGAAACTCGAAAAAATCGATAATGAAATGGATACGAGAATGAGAAAGCTGGAAGCTCAGGTTTCCGCTATGTGGGTTACTCACGGAATCATGATCGGCGCAATCATTTTCCTTGTCACTGACAAACTGAAAGGTTAAAACAATGAGCGATACTCCCCTTTTTGACGGCACTCCTGACCGTCTGGAGAAGGATAAGATTGCCCAGGCTCGTTCCGATGGTCGCGTTGAGGGATTCAGCGATGGACATCGAGCGGGAGTGAAAACGGCTCTTGACTCGGTTGACATCACGCCTAATCTCAAGATCGAGAATCCGAACACGCGCAGCACCATTCAGGCATGGCTGGGGTACGTGTCCCTCGGTGTTGCCGTTGTGGCACTTTTCTTCGTATTCTTCCCCGAGGCAGCATTCGGTTCTTCCGTTCCAGACCGTGCAATCCAATTCGTGAACAGTCTTGTTCTCATGATTTCCGGGTACTACGGCCTGAGCGTTACCCGCCCGAATATTCCGAGCAAGTAACATGCGCACTTCGACACCAGCGCTACCTAAAGTGCGCTACATTACTCCGGCCTCTATCGAGATTGGCGATACTGTACGTGTCACCTGGAAGGTTGGCGATATCGAGCATTCTCGTGTCGCGAAAATTGCGAAACGTGACTACGACGGATCAATGCGCGTATTTCTCACCCGTGATGGGAGCGAGCTTTTCCGCTGGCATCCTGCTTACAACAAGGAATACACGGTAACTCTGCTCGATAGAAAACCTGCAACTCAGGAAACTCTTCCTGGATTCTAGAAAGGAAATGGTATGGAAACCGCAGCACTCAAAAATCATCCTGGAATGTGGATGCGCTCTGACGCCGCCGCAGCCGTCAATGCTCTCGAAGACAAATACGGTGTCATCGTCATTAATAGCGCCGGGCGCACTGTTGCAGAGCAGCAGGCAGAAATTGACGCCTATGATGCGGGTGACCCGAACGTCTACATTCCCATGCGTCCGCCCGAAGCGTCCACGCATGTGCAGGGCATCGGCCTTGATGTGTACAACTACACCGACGACCGTGCAAAGCTGAACGAATTTGGCTTTGAATGGTTCGGCAACCGAGACATCGTGCACTATACATTCACCGGGTCCGCGACGTCCGACACTCCCACGGGTGATTACAACCCGTTCGGAATCCTCTACAGCGCCGGTTTGCAGAAAATCGCAAACCTGTACGGTGCGGATACTGAAATCGATCAGAAGTTCGGGCCTAAGAGTAAGGCGGGCTTTGCCGAATTCCTCCGACAGAATTGGGGATATGTGGGTAACGATGAGCTTGGGCCTGTCATGTGGACGGCAATAGCTCGTTGGCTCCGGGCGCGATGGGGGTATGTCGGCAATGATGAGCCTGGGCCTGTCATGCGTGCTGCACTCCAGACCGCTGAAACGGCGAACTACAACGAACTCTAAGTGATAATCATTATCAATAACGGAACCGGGTCGAAAGTTGGCCCGGTTTCGTTGTATCATATGAGTATGGCAAACGAACTTGAGGTAGTAGCCTTCCACTACCAGACGCGGCAGGTTATCGATTATCTTTCGACAGATAGTCCCGCCGAAGCTATTAAAATTGCCGAAGAGATGCTTAAGCGTGAACCGCGCAACGAAATTCGCATTCGGCCAAAATCTCCTAGAATAGTAACTTATGCCGTGGATCGGAATAATGATGGACGCTGAACTCATCGCCGCACACGATCAAGCACTCGCCTACTGGACCGACCCCAACCGATTCCCCACCGACACCGACATCGAATTCAACGCACTCATCGAAAGGAATTACTAATGGGATATGTTATCATCTGCGATAATTGCGGTAAAGTAATCCGAGGAACGGTTACAAATATCGGAGACTCTATCGACGTCATTCTAGTTTGTAAGGAATGTGCTAATGCCAATTAACCTTGTGCTCTGGATGCTCATCTTCGCCGTACTCGCAACGGCAGCACTCTGTCTCATGGTGGGTCACGCAATTGGATATCGCAAAGCAGAGTTGTACTGGCAGAAGCGCGTCAAGCTCGCAATCTCCGTGAACAAAGTGGAACGTCCGCTCACCGTTCACTCTGTGCAAGGGCAGCATGTGAGGCGTAAATCATGAGACTCTTGAAAGATGTTGGAATGGTTATCGTCGTCACAACCGTCATGGCTGTCGCAGTCTTCCTGATAACCGTTCTCATTATCGGGATCGTTCGCATTCTGCTTTTCGTCTGATAGGATAAGAATATGAAAGACAAATTTGTTGTACTGAGTAAAGGTGGAGAATCGTTCATCCTTGAACTCGATGAGGCCAACGACGAGTGCGAGGGCGAAGGTGTAATCCTGGTCTCGGACGAGGAATGCGCAGGGTGTGAGGACAACGCGAACGCGCGCCACACATGCGGGCGCAAGGACTGTTGCGACGGGACCGGCTGGACCGGTAACCCGCGTGAGCGCTGCCTGGATCACTATGAGCCGCACGGGCTGGAGGAGTTTGGGTTCATCGGTGTCGTATAGTTCTTGACACTATCCCAAAGGTGGGATAGGCTGGAGAAAACAGGGTGAAATCGTGGCATGGAAAGATGTGCTAAAATTGTTCTGATCCCAGCACTAATTGACCCTACGTCAACAACCCCCTTCCCTTACCACAAACACCCGACCCGCGCAACCCAACACGCCGGGATGGTCCTTAATGGGAATCTTTCTCATTAAGGACCATTTACCAAATTTC